CAGACATGTTCTGAATGGCGTGAAGTGCGCCGACCAGATGGCACTATAGAAAGAACTCGTACTTGCGAACCTAAAAAATAAGAACACACCTTAGGACCGTGTGTAGCCGGCTGCTGGCTTACCTAAAGGAGTCGTGCCCTGAAGGTTAAAGTGAGCAAAATTTTCTTGCAATTGTCTACACAATCAACTACAATATTGTTTTTAACTTAGGAGATTTTATGGGCTCACGTATGTTTTCTTCCGAACAAAAAGCTAAACTTACACAAATTATCAACGAAGGTATGGCAGTCATGCAAGAGGTCGAAGATCTCAATGCCGGACTCAATGACACTATCAAGGCCATTGCCGAAGAAATGGAAATCAAACCTGCTATTCTCAAAAAAGCAATCAAGATTGCACACAAATCCAAACTAGGCGACGAAAACGCCGATCACGAAGAACTTAACACTATTCTCGAAACCGTAGGCAAAACTCTTTGATCGATTGTGTAGCGGGTATATTTCAATGGATACGAGATGATTGGACATCTAACCGTATACGTTTTATTGTTGAGTTGCTTGCTTGGGCTGCATCTATTGGATGTGCAATCACAATGGCAGTCACGGTTCCCAATCCTCCACTCCTTCTTCTATATCCTATTTGGATTGGGGGTTGTGCTATGTATGCTTGGGCTGCTTGGAGTCGTAAATCCTTTGGCATGTTGGCTAACTATATCTTGCTCACCTCCATTGATACGATTGGGTTGGTAAGGATGCTCACATGATTGCTGTAACTATTTTAAGTTATTGGGTAGGTATGGCAGTTATTATGTGGGCTATTATGTTTGGCTGTTTATGCTTTGCTAGGTTATGCGAATATGCAGTTGACTTTTTCTTTACAAAATAATAAAATATACATATGAGTTATGTTGACGCATTATATGACCGTGGGTCGGATCGTATCCACATTGTTGAACGTGTACGAGGCGAAAGAATTTATAAAGAATATCCAGCCAATTACATCTTTTACTACGACGACCCTCGCGGCAAGTTCCGTACTGTCTACGGTACTCCTGTTAGCCGGTTTTCAAGTCGTTCGAACAAAGAATTTCAAAAAGAACTTCGTATTAATTCTAACAAGCGTGTTTGGGAATCGGATATCAATCCTGTATTCCGGTGTTTGGAAGAAAACTATTTGGGAGCCGAATCTCCAAAGTTACAGACTGCGTTTTTCGACATTGAAGTTGACTTCGACCCGGTAAAAGGGTATTCGCGCCCAGAAGATCCGTTCAACGCAATTACATCAATTAGTGTGTACATGGATTGGATGGACAAACTGGTTACTTTGGTTATTCCACCAAAATCTTACAGCTGGGCGACTGCACAAGAAATTTGTGACAAGTACGATAACTGTTTCCTATTTGAGCGCGAAGAAGACATGCTCAACACGTTCCTCGATATCATTGACGATGCAGATATCCTGTCAGGTTGGAACAGTGAAGGTTTTGATATTCCATACATGGTCATGCGTACCACCAAAGTATTAAGCAAGGATGATACACGTCGTTTTTGTCTATGGGGACAACTTCCTAAGCAACGCACATTCGAACGCTTTGGTGCAGAAAACTTGACCTTTGATACTATTGGTCGAGTGCATATGGACTATATGCAATTGTATCGCAAATACACATATGAAGAACGCCATAGTTATAGTCTGGATGCCATTGGCGAATACGAACTTGATGAACGCAAAACACAATACGAAGGCACTCTTGATCAACTATATAACAAAGACTTTCCCAAGTTCATTGATTACAATAGACAAGATACAATGCTTGTTGCTAGATTAGATAAGAAATTACGTTTCTTAGATCTGGCCAATGAACTTGCACATGATAATACTGTATTACTTCCCACAACAATGGGCGCAGTAGCAGTAACAGAACAGGCAATTATCAACGAAGCACATCAACGAGGTATGGTAGTACCTAACAGGAAAGGAAGAGATGATCAAGGTGACACACAAGCAGCAGGTGCCTATGTTGCTTTCCCCAAAAAAGGCATGCATGACTGGATCGGCGCAATCGATATCAACAGTCTCTACCCGTCAGCAATCCGCGCTCTTAACATGGCACAAGAGTCGATCGTTGGCCAACTCCGGCCAATAATGACCGACAGGTATATTCAAGAAAAAATGAGCTCAGGTTCAAGTTTTGCAGATGCCTGGGAAAACATGTTTGGTAGTCTTGAATATACTGCTGTAATGAATGCCGAACCTGGCACAGAGATCACTGTTGACTGGGAAGCCGGTGGTAGTGACGTAATGAGTGCTGCTGATATTTGGCGACTAATATTTGATAGTAACCGACCGTGGATGTTGAGTGCCAACGGAACTATTTTTAGTTATGAACAAAAAGCAGTTGTGCCTGGATTATTAGAGCGGTGGTATGCTGAACGTAAAGAACTGCAAGCAAAGAAAAAGGAGGCCACTAGTGATGAGGATAAAGCATTCTGGGACAAACGACAACTTGTCAAGAAGATTAATCTTAACAGTCTCTACGGAGCGATCCTTAATCCAGGTTGTAGATTTTTCGACAAAAGGATTGGTCAATCTACTACGCTCACTGGACGTATCATCGCTAGACACATGGATGCGTATATCAATGAGTGCATATTCGGAGAGTACGACCATGTCGGTAAAAGTATTATCTATGGCGACACTGATTCATGTTATTTCACAGCTTGGCCAGCAGTTAGAGAAGAAGTTGAATCAGGACGAATGGAATGGAACAAAGAAATATGTGTGCAACTCTATGATTCGATCGCCGATCAAGTCAATGCCAGTTTCCCGGCCTTTATGGAACGAGCTTGTCATGTACCTAGAGCAATGGGCGAACTTATTAAAGGTGGACGCGAACTTGTTGCAAGTAAGGGATTATTTATAAAGAAAAAACGCTACGCTGTTCTAATTTACGATCTAGAAGGACATAGATTAGATACACACGGCAAACCAGGCAAGGTCAAAGCCATGGGTCTAGACCTCAAGCGATCAGATACTCCCAAGGTTGTGCAGGACTTCTTGAGTGAGTTATTGACTGCGGTACTAACTGGTGCCGAGCGAGAAGAAATATATGATCGTGTACGTGAGTTTAAGATTGCGTTTCAAGATCGACCAGCATGGGAAAAAGGTACACCTAAACGTGTAAACAATTTGACCAAATATACCAAAGAAGAAGAAAGACTTGGCAAGGCTAACATGCCGGGTCATGTACGTGCTGCCATGAATTGGAACAACTTGCGTAGAATGCACGGAGACAATTATAGCATGGCCATTGTAGACGGAATGAAAACTATTGTGTGTAAACTAAAGGACAATGCACTGGGTTATACAAGTGTTGGTTATCCTACAGACGAAAGTCATATTCCTGTTTGGTTCAAAGAGTTACCGTTTGACGACGGGTTGATGGAAGCCACTATTGTGGATCAAAAAGTTGAAAATCTACTAGGAGTACTTGAATGGGATATTCCTGCACACACCGATATCAAAACAACCTTTGATACCCTGTTCACGTTCGAATAAATAGACTGACATGTGCGGTGAATTTCAATGAAACTAAACGAATTAGTAAGATTACGTAATCAATTGTGTGATGCTATAGAAATCACAGCATTGAACAACGAACTTGAAAAAAATTATTCAAGGTTACTTAATTTGTCAAATGAAATTGATGAAGAGTTGTCGTCCAAAATTAAAGAAATCGCACATAATCACAAAGAGATCAACGAATTATTTCAAAGAGACATTGCCCATTTGTATGCCTTGATAACTACAATCCAGGAAAAAATAAATCAATTGTCACTGAGATTCTTTGCTGAAAATTATCAATTTGAATTAAAATATCTGGATGCAGAATCTATTAGAAATACCAGGTTAATAAAAAAAGATGAATCGTTTGATCAAACATTGATACAACGAATCAATTTATACAGTAATTGGCAGTATCCTGCATTAGAAATTGGATGTAGAGATGGCGAGTGGACCAAGTTTTTAGTTGCCAGCGACCCGTTATATATTGCTGATGTATTTCCTGATTTTTTGTCAAGCGCGATACAACAATTTCCGCCACTGTATCAGGGACGAGTAAGGAAATATTTAATTAACGATTTTTACAAAATTTCAAATTTACCAAAAAATCAATTTGGTTTAATTTTTAGTTATAATTTTTTCAATTATCTCAGTGTTGATAGTATCAAGCAGTTTCTGATTCAAGCAGCAGAATGGTTACGACCTGGTGGCACATTTATTTTTACTTATAACAATGCCGACTTACCAGCTGCGGCAGCTTATGCCGAAAACTATTTCATGACTTATGTACCAGAAAGTATTTTAGTTCCGCTAGCAGAAAGTGTGGGATTTGAAACAGTATTTTTATACAACTGCGAACCAGCATATTCAATAATCGAGTTACGAAAACCTGGAGAACTACGATCAATAAAAGTAGGGCAAACAGTAGGCGAAATAAAACAAATTATCAATTGACACCAGTTGTAGGAAATAATAAAATGTTAATATTACTAGAGGAGTATACATGAAAGATTATTTGCAAGATATAGTACAGCACACACATAGCCTAGGCATTATCGATTTGGTCAAAATTGTTGGCAGTGATAGCCAAACCATAATTGAAGCAGTAAGTGAAGAGCGCACGGTGATTGTACAGGCTCAGTTCCACAATCCTGTTCCTGAATTTATCGGAACATTTGGTATGCCTAGTTTGGGTAAACTGAATACTATTTTGAATATTCCTGAATACAAGGATGATGCCAAACTAACCATTACCAAAAAAGACGAAAGTTCTCCTAACGGTATTCATTTTGAAAACAGTGCCGGTGACTTCAAGAACGATTATCGTTTTATGAGCGCAGAAATTGTCAATGACAAATTAAAAACTGTAAAGTTCAAAGGAGTCAAGTGGGGCGTCGAAATTGAACCCAGCGTAGCAAGCATTCAACGTTTAAAATTTCAAGCGCAAGCAAACAGTGAAGAAACTACTTTTATTGCAAAGACTGAAAATGGTAACCTAGTGTTTTACTTTGGCGATCATAGCAGTCATGCAGGCAACTTTGTTTTTGCTCACGATGTTGCTGGATCGCTGTCAAAATCTTGGTCCTGGCCTGTTAGTGCTGTGATTAGTATTCTAAGTTTGTCCGGTGACAAAATGATTCGATTCAGTGATGAAGGTGCTGCACAAATCACTGTTGATTCAGGATTGGCAATTTATAACTATATTCTACCTGCACAAACCAAGTAATTTTGATGTTCACAGTCATTAAGGTATCAGAAGGCGGCTTGTTAAATCGTCTTGATCATAAAGGTCACACTTTTGGTGCCTGTATGACAACATTAGATCAAAATTTGATGTATGTTCAAATCCCTAAAAACGCTAGTTCTTGGACCAAGCCCAATCTAAAAGATTTAAGTTGGGCAGACTATAATTATCACTATGATCACATGTACAAAAAACATGCTCTGGTTGTATTAAGGGATCCTGTTGAAAGATGGCTTAGTGGAATTTGCGAATACTTTGCACTGTATCACGAAACTATCGATACCGACGAGTTTAATAAAACTTTTTACGACTTGTTAATGGAGCAGATAGTGTTCGACGATCACACAGAACAGCAACATTATTTCATTGAGGGATTGTCTCATCACAATATAACTTTTTTTCTTTGCGACAAAGATTATCGTGTACACTTTGGAAGTTTTTTAAAAAATCAAGGATTTGATAACAAATACCATAAGTACGAATTTCAACATACTACCGCAAACAACCTGTTAAGATCTAAATTCAAAAAAATATTCGAGCCGTTGTTGCTAGAATCTAAATATCTAAATAAAATTAAAGATTTTTATAAAAAAGACTACGAACTTATGAACTCAGTACAATTCTATGCAGGATAATTTAACAGCAAAACAACTAGACTATGCAGTATTCCTTCCTGCTATCTCTGGTTTCTACGCAACTTTTATAGGAAAACAACGTGTTAACAATGACTATGTTGATCCTGCTCGTATGCCTAAGGCGTTACAGGACATGGAGCAATTCAATTGGCTTAACAACCAGCAAGCTCTCTTCCCGTATCGATGGAGCCTGTACTCGGGCGGACACGCAAACTTAGATCTTGCCAAAGAAGATGCGAGTGAAGACATGGTTCGTAAACGTGAACCAGGTACGTTCATGCTAGGCGACTCAGGCGGATTTCAGATTGCTAAAGGTCTATGGGAAGGTGAATGGAGAAATCCCAACAGCACAGAAGTACAACAAAAACTTACGGACCTAGCTGCACAAGGTACCACAACTGTCGCTAACAATAAAGGTAAACAAGTTGTAATAAATCCTCTCAAAGATTATCAGAAACTTATCGATGCCGCACAGAAAAAACGAGATGCTGTTCTTAAATGGTTAGATAGCATTGCCGACTACGGTATGATTCTAGATATCCCTACCTGGGTCATTCATGATCCTAAAGCAAGTAAGGCATGTGGTATTACCACACTACAAGAAGCCGTGGACGCTACAAAGTACAACAACGAATACTTTATGAAGTACCGTAAGGGCAAAAATAACGGTGGTGCAAAATTCTTGAATGTTTTACAAGGCGATAACCATACCAGCGCAGAAGAATGGTATCAGACCATGAAAGTCTACTGCGACCCCGCAGTGTATCCAGATACGCACTTTGATGGTTGGGCCATGGGTGGTCAAAACATGTGCGACATTCATCTTGTATTGAAAAGGCTAGTGGCATTACGCTATGATAATCTACTGCAAGAAGGACGACATGATTGGATGCACTTTCTAGGTACAAGCAAACTAGAATGGGCTGTGTTACTAACAGACATTCAAAGAGCTGTTCGCCGGCATGTGAATCCTGCATTTACTATCAGTTTTGATTGTGCAAGTCCGTTCTTGGCCACTGCTAATGGTCAAATGTATCATCAAATTGACCTAGAACACGATAGCAAATGGTCATACAAAATGCGACCCAGTGCCGATGATAAAAAATATTCCGCCGATACTCGCAGTTTCAAAGACGCAGTAGAACAAGATGGTATATTTGATCAATTTGAAGACAGTCCAATCAGTCAACATCTAATGATCAAAGACGTTTGTATTTACAAACCAGGTGATCTTAATAAGAATGGTAAAGAAGGAAAGACTTCGTGGGATAGTTTTAGTTATGCACTAATGATGGGTCATAATGTTTGGATGCATATAGAATCTGTACAAAGGGCAAATAGAAAATATGATCAGGGCGAACTTCCTGCTATGCTTTGGCATCGCAATGGTGATCATGCTAGGTTTAGAGATATTGTTGAAGCCATATTTTCGGCTCCTGATCGAGCAAGTGCTGAAGCGATCATTGAGCATTACGATTATTACTGGATGGACATTGTTGGAACCCGTGGATTTAAAGGGAAGAAAACAAAAAACTCTAATACCATGTTTAATGCACTTTTTGAAACCGTGGAAGACGACGCGGACGATATGTCCGAAGACGAAGCAAAAAATATTATGCAATCTCATTTGGAGGAATAATATGAGTTATAAAAGTAGAATCAATCATTTAGAAGAAATGCACAAGTTGTTAGATAAACAAATTAACGAAATGCAGACAAATCATCCTGGTGTTGATGTTGAACACCTTGCAGATTTAAAAAAGAAAAAATTACAGATCAAGGATGAAATTGGCAGGCTTACCCGATTACAGTGGGAAGAAGAAAACGAACGAGTGGGTTACGGCGATGAGTGAAGAAAAAAAAGATTATGTTATAATAGGATGGACAGATTCTGCCATGACCGTGCAAAATATGCCAATACTAAGAAATGCCACTCAATTTTTTGCTTATCATGCAACCATTCTAAATTGGCAGTTAAAACCAATTCCGATTCAAAAAAAAATTTCAAGATTTACAATTCTCAGAGATCCATATGAGAGATGGTTGTCAGGATTCACCGCAGATATTAAAGTTTTTATTATGTCAAGAGATAATCCAGATGAAAAAACGTATCTCACAAATCTTTGCAATAGTAATTATAATTGGTTTTTAGATTTCATATTCGATCATGATGTTATGCATTTTGATACGCATGCTGAATTGCAATGTAAACAAATAGAATTGGCTTTAGAAATGTTTGATCAAGATAAAATAACTTTTTTTAAAATGACAGACACATTAGGTTATCATATCAATCACTGGCTCCACGATGAAGGATGCAGAAATAAGTTTAATAACGGAAAAATAAACACCACCGACAAAAATAATGATATAATTTACAAAAAAATATCAACATACATGATGGACGGAAAGAATCTTAAAAGAAAAGAAAAAATTTTAGAATATCTCAAACCCGATTATAAATTATACAATTCAGTTAAATTTATTAACCCTACTTGAATTAAAAAAAAAGAAGTCAATAATCAAGGCCAAGAATCGGCTACAATGGTAAGAGGATACTAAAC